GAAGAGTTGCTCATAGAGCAGCGTAATGTTATCAAAGTAAACATATGAAGACAGAAGATTTGAATGTCGAGATCGCGGATATTGAAACGTACAGGGCACTCTTCCTGTATTGTTCCTATGTTCCCTCTACCGGGAAGCGTTATCAGTTTGAGATTTCGTTTCGCAGAAATGATTTGTATGCGCTGGTGAAACATCTGAAGGACCACAAGCGTGACTTTATTGTAACTTTTAACGGTGTGAGCTTTGACGGTCAGGTACTTCAATTCATTCTGGACAAGTATAAGAAATGGCACGATAAGGAGTATCACGAGATAGTCCGACTCATTGCAATGTTCGCGGAAGAGATCATAAGTAATCAGGACTATGAGTTGCCGCCGCCGTACAAGGAACACTACCTGGACTTCAGACAGATAGATTTGTTCAAGGTGCTGCACTATGACAACGATGCAAGGAAGACGGGTCTCAAGTGGGCCTTTGAGTTTTCTTTGGACGGGGACATAGAAGAGCTTCCGATAGACAACAAGAAGCCTATCCTCACGAGTGAGGAAATAGAGGCTGTTATTGAGTATTGCTGGAACGATGTGATGGCTACTTATAACGGATATCGGTTGTGTCTTGGTGAGACTGAGCATCCAGACTATAAGGGAAAGAACAAGATACAGTTGCGTCTTGACCTTATTGAAGAGTTTAACCTGTCCCATACAGCAGTAAACTGGAATGACGTAAAGATTGGGACAGAGTTGAACAAAAAGAATTACTTGGAGATGGCACATCTCACGGTGAACCAGTTATGGGATAAGATCAGGGCTCGTAAGACAAGGACAGGCTTCTCCTTCAAGGACTGCTTTCCTTACTATGCGAAGTTCGAGACCAAGGATTTCAAAGAGTTCATCAGGAAGGTAGGTAATACCAAGGTCAACCTGAATGAGAAGCAGGAGTTCCCTTTCCATCACAAGGGAGTGAACTATATGTTTGCGAAGGGAGGTGGTCATAGTAATGACAAGCCTCGCCGGGTGAACATACCCAAAGGCTATGTGCTGATGGATGCTGATGTGGGTTCGATGTATCCAAGGATTATCGAGAAGCTCAACATCTTCCCGGTACACCTCGGCCCTACATGGAACCTGGCATACGTGTCTAACATTCCAAGAAGGCTTGAGGCTAAGAAGAAGTATAAAGAAACCAAAGAACCTAAGTGGGATAACCTGCAGGAGTGCTTCAAGTATGTACTCAACGGTAACTTCGGTAAGCTCGGTGACAGGCATGACTGGCAGTATGATCCGTTCGCAGCAATGCGTGTAACTATCGGCGGTCAGATTGACATCTTCATGCTGGCAGAAGACTTTGTAATGAGAGGATATCAAATCATCTCAATGAATACAGATGGTCTCACTGTGATGATACCAGAGGACAAAGTACAGGAGTACTATCAGGTATGTAAGGCATGGGAGCGTGAGGTTGGTAATGACGTTCGGGGTAATCTCGAATATGTAGAGTATGAGATGTTTGTTCAGACATCCGTAAATGATTACATCGCTGTTAAGAAGGCTGACTGGAAAGATGTGGACGGTGTATTCAAGGCAGTACCTATCAACAAGCCAATGGGTCACAAAGACAAGGTGAAGAAGAAGGGAGATTTTCTTACATGGTATGAGCTGCACAAGAACAAGTCGAAGTGCATCATTCCCATAGCTCTTGAGCAATTCTTCACCAAGGGTGTACCCGTAGTAGACACAGTAGAAGAGCACAGAAACATCTTCGATTTCTGTATAGCAAGAAAGGCATCAAAGGATTATCATTACAAGTCTATTGATCGTAAGACTGGCAGACAAACCGAATTGAATAAGCTTGTAAGATATTATTGTGCGATGTCCCCGGACAAGCAGCTTAAGAAACATAAGGCTGCAGATGCAAAACAAAAGATAAATGCGCTCAAGTATGCTGGATGGATACAAGGTAGTGACGGGAAATGGACTGACCCTGCTTCAGTGGAGGATGACTTTGGCTTCTATGAACCCATGGAGCTGGACGATGCATATGAGCAAACCCTCCCGGTGGAGTTGGTCCCAGGTAAGCTGTATAAGATAAAGAACGAGTGGAGTGATGCCAAAGGTCCTGCTCAGAGTAACTGTGAAACAGACAGTAACCAGCAGGTATTGTTCAACCGCCCGTTCAGGCATCCAAGGTGGGATGATTACGGAATTGACTACAGTTATTACATCAGGCAAACAAATAAAATAATTGATAAGATATTGCCTGAGTACAAACGCGACCGACTGATTCTGGAAAAGAAACAGCTTCAATTGTTTTAAAAAGAAATACGACAAAAGACTTGACAAACAGGCTTTTTGGTTGTATATTGTGTACCCCCTAAAAATTGGGCAATGCAAATTAAGAACGAGGATTTCAATAAGATCACCGAGTTCGTAAGGGACGAGTTAATCAAGCAGTTGCTACCTATGAGTTACGGGAATGGATATGGTGTGGAAGCAGTTCCCAAGGCCATGCTACTCTCCCTTCCACAGTTAGTAACGCTTGATAAGTTCCTCGCTGCTACCGGTGAAAAGAAGGAGAGGGCAAAGAGGGAGCCTAATCCAGATGACAAGGGATTTGCCAAGCTCTGGGCCGCTTATCCTGCCTCTCCGAACTTTACCTATAGAGGAATGAAGTTCAAAGGCAGCAGGGCATTAAGAAGCAACTACCAGGTGTGTGAAGGCAAGTACCTGAAGGCTCTCGCTGCACATAAGGATCTTACGCCGGAGATGATATTCAAGGCGCTGGAGAAGCAGAAGAGGCTGGCATTCGAGGAGAGCTACGAGACTGGTGTAAACAAACTCAACCACTGGAATGGTTTTGAGGTGTGGCTTCACCAAGAGAAGTTCATGGCTTTCGTAAGTGTAGGTGACGATGAGGACTTTTCCAGCAGTACTCATGAGGAAGGAAGTGCAGGCGGTAACAATTCAAACTATGCATAATGAGTATCAACTTAGCAGATGATCTTCTTGAAGAGATTGAAAAGGGCAGAGCCGGCAAAACCGGTGTCATTCCGTTTCTATACGAGAGAGTAGATGAATACATTGATATCGCTAAGAGTACCATGTACACCATAGGTGGTGAGACCAGTGCAGGTAAGTCTACCATTGCACAGGACGCATTCATAGTTAAGACTATCCTCTGGTACTTGGAGAACAAGACTCCAGACTTAAAGCTTTCCATCATCTACTTCGGGATGGAGAGGAAGATGTCAATGTACAGCGCAAGATGGATAAGCAGGCTGATATTTGAGGAGCAGGGTATTGACATTACCCCGAAGCAGATACTCAGCAGGAAGAAGAACGACCAGATGAGCGATGAGCAGTATGAGCTCGTGAAGATGTATACCGAAAAGCTGAGGGACTGGCAGCGAGAAGACCTGTTGATAGCTCATCAGGGAAGCAAGAACCCATCAGGTATCTCCATGTACCTGGAAGCGTTTGCAAAGAAGCATGGTGTTATAAAGGATAAGGACAAGAACGATAAGAGTATGGATAACATACTTGAGTCGCGCACCTACAAAGCTGCTCATGAGAACCATATCGTACTGGTCATCACTGACCACATCGGTATCTTAGCACCTGAGGGTGAGAACTCCCAGACTAAGCCCAAGATTGATAAGTTTAGCCGGACGATGAGAGAAGCAAGAGACATCTATGGTTTCTCTCCTGTTATCATTCAGCAGCTTAATCGTAACCTGTCAGATGTACAGCGGCAGAAGCTCGGTGAATTGGCACCAAAGCTGAGTGACTTCGCTGACAGCTCACAGACTCAACAGGATAGTGACGTTATCATTGCCCTGTTCGATCCATACAGACATGCTATAGGCGACCTGCAAGGTCAGCGTGACAATGGTTTCGAGCTGGCAAGATTCAAGGACAGGAAGTTCAGGACGTATTACCGTACTCTTCATATACTGAAGAACTCATTCGATAGTGCAGGCATGTCGTTCTCAATGGCGCTGGACCCTGTACATGGTATACTCAAGACATTGCCAAGGAGAGATAACTTTGGAAGAGTGCCTGAGGATATATATGAAAAGGTTCTTAGCGGTCAGTTCTTCCTGGAGTCAGTTAATCATGGTGAGGAGAGAGTACCATTCAGTATTAACAACAATAAAAAAAGGAGGCCGGGATGACAACCTATGCACTAAATTGCTTGGTCTTCACTGTTCACGATAATGAGTTCAGAAGCTCGAAGATTAAGCGGATAGTGATAGATGAAACAGGCACCAATTATGTTCTTACGATTGACGGCAATGTTGTAGAGAAGAAGACAGACCAGATAGCCAAAACCAAAGAGGAGCTGTTCAATCAAATGGTAAACAAATTCGCCGCGAGGCAGAACAAGTAAACGAGAGGGCAAATGAAATTGATATTAGACTCACCAGCATTGGAGCGATTGCTCGGTGGAGATTCAGAGCTCGAAGTAAAGCTGAGGGTTGACGTAGCTAATCAGTTCGCTGATAAGTTCCTGAAGTCACTCGTTAACAGCCAGCTCATCAGTACAACTGGTAAGCAAATAGAAGACCTCATCAGGAAGGAAATAGTTACAGGCAGTGCGTGGGTGAAGACCATTACTCCAAAGTACCAGCAGATAGTCTCAGAGGCTGTCATAGAGGCCCTTGGTACTATGATTAGGGAGGAGGTAAAGGCAGTGATGGATAGCAAGCACTACGCAAGACTTGTGGCTGACTTCATAGATCAGGAGGCTAACAGGATAGCCGGTGAATGGACTGCAGGAAACATCGAACAGAGAATCCAGCAGGCCGCAGACAAGAAGATCAAGGAAAGATTGAACTTGTCTTGAGATAGTCATTAAATTCCAATTATATGAGCCAAGTACAGAATGGCGGGGAGCCGAAAACAGAGTCATCCCCGTTACAAACAGAGAGAAGTGCTTACGGAAAGGTAGGCATTGTAGGTCCCACCGGTCAGGGTAAATCTTATCTGACCAAAACGTTAGATCGCCTGACAACAGGCTACATCAACATGGAGAGGAAGCCCCTTCCTTACCGTGCAGAACAACCCTTTAAGCACATGGCTATGCCTAAAGCTTGGGCAGGTTACAAGAAGGCATTGGAGGATTATGCCAACAACCCGGAGATAACCCGGATCGTTCTTGATTCTCAGACAATGGCTTTTGGTACGCTCAACAAGGAGATGAACCAGAACTTTGGGGGTTATGATGTGTACAAGAATTACAACCGCCAGGTGTACGAATACCTTGAGCTGCTCAAGAGTATCGAAAAGGACATCCTTATCTTCTCACACGATGAGATAGTTAAGCTGGATGAAGGCAGCAAGAAGAAGATGATGTCAGTGCATGGTAAAGAGTTCGAGGGAAAGATCGAGCAGCACTTCACCATTGTGTTATTCACCGGCACCAGAATGAAGGATGGGAAGCCTAATTACTTCCTGCGAACATTTGAACAAGATGCGTCTACCAAGGTGCCTGAAGGAATGTTTCCTAATCCAAAGGACAACAACAACAACTTCCTTGAGATACCCAACGATGGCAAGTACATACTTGACTGCGTAGAGCAGTACTATACTATCCCTGTCACAAAAAGCTAAACAGTCACAGATAACTAAACAGTCATGAACAAGAAAAGACCAGAGTATAAAATACAATGGACCAAAAGCTACGCTATGTTCATTATCCCACCTGAACAGCGGGTCCCAAACACACCACAAGCTAAAGCCAAGTTCGATAAACGGGTCATGAGAATAAAAGCTGAAATGGCAGAGTCGCCGTTCTTCTTTGTTATATCTCCTATACTCGTGAACGAGAAGTGCGAAGCTGTTGACGGTGACGCACGAATAGAAGCAGCTAAGCAGCTTAACATAGAGATAGGGTATGTGGTTGTACCAGGTCTTACTGTTAACGATGCAATAGCCAAGGCTAACTACGAGGGAGACAAGTGGAGGAAGGAAGAGCGGATGGAGAGCTTCACAAAGCAGGAGAAGATGGACTACGTGGTTGCCACAGAGTTCGTTACAAAGTATCCTGAACTGAATCTCGACAAGTCAGCAAAGGGTGCGCTGATCCTGCTTACCGACAACACGTGGAACTGCATGGGTAAGTTCCAGAATGGCAACCTCAAGGTTACCAACTACGCCAATGCCTGCGAGGTAATGGACAAGATCAGGAGAGTGGGTCAGGTGTATAACGATGAGAAGATATACAGGTATCATTTCATCTATGCATTCTACCTTATCTGCAAACATCCTACTTTCAACTTTGAACATTTCTTGGTGAGACTGAAGACCAACAAGGATATCAAAGGTGCGAGACCAAAGGACATGCTCAAGGATTGCAGCAGGATGGAGACATATCTGAATGCACTCGGGGATATCAATAACCATGGAGTAAACTCAAAGTCCCCGAACTACATCCCCATTCATGAGATAATGGCACTCAGGTATGCAGAAGAAGAACGCCTGAAGGAAGAGGCAAGAACCAAGACTGAGTCTGTCCCACAGACTGAGGGTAACTACGCGTAATTATTTTGTTAACCAATAAATGTACAGTAATGAAACTGAACAGAAGTGAAGGTCAGA